CTTAGTACGCTTTACTGGCTCCGCTACTTCTTCCTCTTCAGGCTCTTCGGAACGCGTAACTACAGGCGCAGGCTTATCTAGCTTTGGAGCTTTACTCACTCCATCAGTCTGAGCAGCGGTAAGCTTAGTGTACATCTCAGTTTCGGGACGTTCTTGAGCTGCTAGAATTAATTCATACTCGGCATCGCTAACCTCGCGTACTGGAGAGAATACTAACTCCATAGTCTCTGCGTTGCTGTCGAAGCTTATGTTAGTTACAACTAGGTCAGGTGACATGTTGTTATTCACGAGAAACTTAACGTAGCTTTCGAACGGGTGAATGTTGCCAGTGCCTTTACCGAATAAAGACTTGGCTGGGATGTTAAACTGGTACACTGTGCCAGACTCATCACCCTCAAGCAGTAAAGAAACCCGACGTTGGTATCGGCAAGCTTTACCGCCGTTCTCACCAGAGCCTTTTATATTTTTCGGGCAATCCGCACAGTTGCTATGCTGCGGGTCGAGTGCACCTGCTTCAGGCTTGTCGCCGTTATTTGACCAACAGTTAGGAAGTGTAGCTTCCTTGTTCGGATCAAACTTTTCCTTGTAGAAGATGCGAGATACGTTAGTAAGCATACCCACAACAATAGCGTTAAACTCTCCACGGATAGCGTTACCCACTTGCTCTCCGTTAACCATCTTCTTAAATGTACCGTTAATGTTAGCCTGAATGCGGCGGGTGCTGCTCGAAGAACTAGTAGCAATTTTCTGTGCCAAGGCGCTTTGTCGGCGTTCTGTAGAGACGCCTGTCTGACTAGTAAATATTGAAACGTCGTTACTCATTATAAGATTTCCTATTTCTTAGTTGGTTTTCGTACAGAGACAGCATACTTACGGTCCGATTGTAGTCCGATAGGTAGTGCGTCTGGGTTTTCTTCAAGAAACTCTTTCATGTTTGTGTTATGAATTCGTTTCTCTAGTAGATGATAAGCATCGTTTTCAGCAATGAACTTATACATTTGGTCCCAATCGCTAGTCCAGTAAGCGGAATAAATCCTACGGGTCAGCGTACCAAAGGGAGTCTTTATGCTATCTATGTCTTCTTTCGAACATAGGTCTAGCATGTTGGCACTAAGCAGTGCTTGTTTCTCCTTGAGAACTTTTATCTCGTCTTCTTTTTCTTGGATGGCGGAGCGTATCTTTATGTACGCGGCTACCATCTTTCCTGCGGTGGTGTCTTCCATTGCCCCTTCCTTTTTCTATGAGGGATAGGGAGCATAACATTTGTATAGACAATGTCAACAGTTATTCTATTTCTTTTCTATACAACTCTACAATTTTATTGTGGTTAAGAACCTTGCTCTTCAGCATGGTGTATATTCTGGCTTCAACTTCGCTGCCTTGTATATGAACAATAGTCATGCTGTGCTTCTGGCCCGGTCTGTCTATACGCGCATTAGCCTGCAAGTAGGTCTCGACGCTAGTTACTGGGGCGTACCATATTATTGTGTCCGCTGCGGTAAGCGTCAGCCCGTGTGATGCAGCTTGTGGTTGTATGATAAGCACCTGTGGGTCTGGCTTTGTTTGGAAGTCTTGGAATATTCTACTGCGGTTATTCAACGTCACCTTACCAGATATAATTTCCGCCGGTACTTTGTTCTTATCTAGGAAATCTTTTAGTAGGTCTATCGTGTGCGTGAAGGGAACAAAAACTAATACTTTATGCGGAGCTTCGTTGATAACCTCAAGTACTACATTAAGTCTGTTCTTCACATCAAACTGCACTACTTCACCATCGTCCGAGTAGACAGCACCACCTGATATTTGCAGTAGTTTGTTTAGGTTTGTAGCTGCGTTAACCGAAGTTATTTGTTCCCCCGCTGCCTGCATAGTCATTTGTTTTTTGAGCAGTTTATAGTATTTCTCTTGCTGCGGAGTAAGCGGAGCTTCCCTGTCCACGGCTAACACTTCGGGCAAGTCTAAACACTGATCTTTCTCGAACCTAATAGCCGGTTGTAATACTTTATGCACCACCTTGTCCGAGTTTGGCTTCGGTCGCCAGATGTGTTGCGATACTTTATACATGACTGCATCACGGTAAGGAGTATAATACTTAGGCACTCGGTGAGGGCTTACTAACTTTGCCAGCCCATAAGCGTCTAGCGGAGATTGCGCCGCAGGTGTGCCGGTAAGCATCCACAACCTGTCTATCTTTTTGCACAGGTCGCGCATTGTTTTCCACCGACTAGTCTGCGAGTTCTTGTAGGCGTTAGCCTCATCCACCACGATTAAGTCGAAGTCTGCTTTTAGGATCGTATCCTTTACCACAGCAACACCGTCGAAGTTTATTATCACAAACTCAGACCCTGCGTTAATTATCTTCTCTCTTCTAGCACCAGAGCCATGTGCAACTGAGCAACTGCGGTGCATAGCAAACTTAAACAAGTCCTCTTGCCAAGCAGACTTCATAATAGAAAGTGGGCATACAACTAATACTCGTTTTATTAAACCCAACTCCATTAAGTAATCGACCGCCCAGATAACGGACGCTGTCTTACCCGTGCCTGCTTCGTTAAAACAAAACGCTTTTTTATAGAGGCTAAGAAAAGAAGCCGTTTCTTTTTGGTGCTCGAATGGAGTTAGCTTACCCGTCCATTCATAGTCTCTAAGCATAGGGGATGGCACTTCTTTAGCGCCTAGCTCGGCAAGAGCTGAAGCTTCTTCGTACTCCCACTTAACCGCTAACTCTACTAGACCATTCGCTTCCCCTACACGTTTGCAGTTTTTTATTGCGCCCGTAACTAACTCTGGACGCCGTGTTTTTAAAACAAGGGCTTTATCTTTAACTATCTTCATGCTTTAGAAGTCTTCTTTTTGCGCTCGCGCGCGCTGGTTTCAGATACAAGGTTGCCCTTGGAGTCACGCTTGAAAGAACGATTGCGGCTTGCCGTCTCTACTCTAGTGCCGTCAGAGTTCTTGCCACCTTTGTCCATTGCTTTCTTATGTGCAACATCGTTACCGTCACCCTTCTTTACCTTGCCTTCTTTCTCAGCCTTACGGCGTGCGGCATTGCGTTGGGCGCGTTTCTTCTTTTGCTCTTCAGTGCCTTGGTACTTCGCGTACTCGGCTTTGTAATCTCTTTGCTTAGCCATGTTTTTATTTCTCCGCGCCGTTTGCTTCTAGCTCTAGGCGATTGTTTTCTGCTTCTAAAACTTCGTAGTTGCTAACTATGCTAACCTCGTCGTTTGTTGGGTGGTTCAGAGAAACAACAACACTCCGCATAAACTTTAAACGAGGGAATTTTCTGTTTAGCCTTTGTTCCCACTGGTCCATAGTATCGACATCAGCCATGTGTTCTACGTAAGAGTTTTCTCCAACATCAACTATTAAAGCGTACATATTTTAATCCTCATCTTTTCCTATGGTGTTCACATGAAGTTACTGGGCACCAACCACACAGAGGCCCACTGATTGCATTCCAGACGCCGGACTCTTGTGCAATCTCAAGTCTTTCTAGCACAGGTTCGAACGCACCGAAGTACTCTTGCTTCTTTTCTACTACGTGTTCTTTCTGGACAAACTCTTTGCTAACAACGAAAGCTAACGCCGACTTGATCCTTTTTAATTGTGGGAAGTGCGTAAACAGACCCGCAGCTACCGCATCTAACTGCTTAGTGTCCGCGTACTTTGCATTCTTACTTGTCTTGTAGTCTATAGAATGTGCAGTATCCCCGTTGATTATTACAAGGTCAGCTACCCCCCGCCACCACACGTCATCGGAGTAAAAATCTACGGACTTATACCCTTCATCTGTCTTAGCGACTCCTAACCTTAGCTCACAATGTTTTTCGCCTTCTATTTTATCTAACGCTTCTAGCACATTGTTTATAAAAGCAAATTTCTTAGGGACTTCTTTTCTATCTCTGATAAACTCTTCTGCTGCGGTGTGCACTTCTTGCCCATATACAGTAGCAGTGCTGCCTTTGTCTTTAACATCCTTAGCTACTTTTAAATGGTAGTATTTTTTAGGGCATTGCTTGAACGTGTTTAAACTACTGTAAGACCATGCGGTCATAAGGAACTTCCTCTACTTGATTAAGCCTTTGCGGCGCGCTAAGTTTATCAACGCTTCGTCCGTCTCTTTTTTGTCTCGCGCTCTCTTTGCCATGGCACACTCATAGCATCGCCAGTCCGCACCTTTATAATACCTGTGGAGTATACCTTGTTTAACCTTCTCTTCTTTTTCGCAACTAACGCACTTCATTAGTATTGTTTGCCTACCAGCTCTTTTCATCTGGTCGAACTCTTCCCTACTATTTCCGGTGAGTCCCTGCACTGCTGCGCCTAACGGTGGTTCGTTGTACGATCTCATA